ACAGGCACCCATAGTGATGATCCTAACTATCCAGGGTTTCAAATGGAAATCTTATTTAAAGAAACATACGGTTCCGAACCATCTGGTTCATTGTATGATGCGTATAAGCTTGTTAAATCTTTCCGCGATGGTTTACAGAAAGCGTTGTGGGTACGTAAAGGTAACCCAAATCTAGCGAAACTACGTCAGGCATTGACTGATATGGCTAATGACCCAAAGAGTATTGCTGCTATCCAAAAGAAAGTTGGACAATATGAATGGATTATTGGTGAAGAAGGAAACAAGCACCGTGATACACTAATGACATTTATCACAGAAGATGCGTTGAAAACATTGATTGATTTCAACAAAAAAGCTCTTGGATTGAGCAGCGTATACAAACCAGAACTGGTTGAATGAGAATAATACTGCTATTTTTAGCAGTGGCGGTTACGTTTTGGGGTGGCTATAATCAATATTACACTATAGCCACCCTTCATTCTCTACATAAAGATACTCAGAGCATAAATACTATAGACAAAGGATTTATGTATGGAACTCAAAACCGTCATTGAAAACACCAAAGATATCTTTATGACAGACAGTATGCTATCCACATTGCTCGATTTTGAGCGCGTAATGGATAATGTTGATATGTATGCTTTCAAAAACTGGATTAACGGTGAGTTGGTAAAGGGACCAGAAGTTGAGAAGTATTGGGTTACTTGCCAGTTTATGTATCCTTATAAAATGATGCCTGATCCAAAGGGCGCAACCCGTCTTTTGGACTATAACTGCAAAATCCACTTTCAGCAAACAGAAATGACGTATCCTGTGAAGGTGGAGACACCAGAGGATTTTGAACCTGGCACCAAGAAACCTAAGAAAATGCGAAAGAAGATTTGGTTGGTTACTATTCGTATGCCCAAGGATTTGATTAGCGATATCCGCCAAGGGTTTATTGAGATTGAAGGCAAGAATATCAACATGGAAGATATTGACCAAGCTTGGGAACAGGATTTGGATGAAGAAGGTGCTGCAATGGGCGATGTAGCAGATGCCGCCGAAGACGATCTAGATTTAGACTTAGGATTATAATGTACAGTTTCATCAATAAAAAACCACAACTATTTGAGGGACTACAAAAACAAGAACTAAGAGATTTAGTTCACAATGAAGTTCATCTTGACGAGTTCCAAGCGAAGATGGGCGATGATGACCAGATTATCGTTGTATCTTTCAAGGTAAAGTATCGCGCAGCAGCAGCAGACCTAGAAAGTTTTCTTGAGAAAGGTTATAAGTATGTTCTTGACGCCGAAGCAAGTCAATCAGAATATGAAGATAGTTGGTATTTGGTATTTGTTGAGTTTGAGCGTAGATTAGATTTCCCAGAAAGATTACTTGAAATCATCAAGGATATGAAGAACATTACCAACACGAAAGATTGGAAGTTCAAGTATGGTGCCAGCCGTAAGCGTAATACACCAGAATGGCCCCTAACCGTAAAAGATTTGAAACGCATTGTTCCTCTAAGTCCAAAGAAATATCGTGATTTACAGGATCAAAATAAGAAAGATGCGGATGAACTTGAAGGTCTATTGATGGCTAGTGCTGTTCCATCCGTAAAAAATAAAGAAATCACTGAAAGTCAATATGAGATTAGAACACTAGCCGGTCTACCTGTTGACGGATACAAGGTGAACAGAGTAAGGGATAAAAGATGAGTTTTTTCAGATGGATTAAAAGTATTTTTTCACCAGTAAAAGAAGAACCAGTAAAGCAGAAAAAGATTTCCAAAACGCAGCGAAAAGTAGAAGCAGCAAAGAAACGTGAAGAAACAGTAGAGAAAAAAGACACATTCATGGGTAAACTTCGTAAGGAACTTGAACGTGACGAAGGTGTAAAGTACGAAATCTATCTAGATCATCTTGGTCTTGAAACGTTTGGGATTGGTCATTTGATTAAAGAACACGATCCTGAATGGGGTATGAAAGTTGGAACAAAAGTATCAAAACAAAGAGTTCAAGCGTCATTTGAAGAAGATGTATCCATTTCCATAAAAGATGCTGAAACACTATTTGATGATTTTTGGAACTTACCAGAAGATGTAAGACTTATTACAGTAAATATGTCCTTCAACCTTGGAAGACGCAGATTATCAAGGTTTAAAAACTTTAGAGCGGCGGTGAATGAAGGAAACTGGAAAACCGCTGCCGCAGAAATGAAAGATAGCCGTTGGTATAATCAAGTCACAAACCGTGCAGAAAGATTACGCCAACGTATGCTAAACGTATAAATATATACGTACATAAACCATAAGGAGATATCGAAAAATGGAAAGTATTATCGCACTAATGACAGGTGACTCACTAGCAACATATCTAGCTTGGGCAACTGCCATTGTAACAGCAGCATCAGCTATTGCTGCGGTTACCCCAACACCGACAGATGATAAGTGGGTAGCCAAGGCTTATAAAGTCGTTGATTGGCTTGCCCTAAACATCGGAAAAGCCAAAGATAAAGCAGAAGACAAGTAACAATGTGGGGAAAACTAGCCGGTGTTCTTTTTGAAAAGATTATTGGTGGACTCATCAAAATGTGGGAGTCCAATAAGCGTGATGCTGCCAATATTGAAAAGGGTGCCGACATTGTTACAAAAGAAACCCTAAAAGATGAAACAGAAAAAGCCAAAGAATCTATAGTTGTTTCAGAAAAGGTTTCGGAAATGTCCGATGACGATCTCGACGCCAAGATGCGGGAGCTTCGTGCTAAACGTAGGGCAGAAAGAAAAGAAAGGAAAGAAGGATGAAACAAGTATTAGCTATTTGTGCTGTTGTCCTTCTGTCTGGATGCGTTCAAGCAAATATTGCTGATGTGAAATCAGATGGATGTGCATGGGTAAGACCATTACTTCTATCAGATGCGTCTATTGAAGCATTGCGGGAAGCACAAAAAACACACCCAGAGGTTCGGCAAGACCGCGAGAAAATCGTCAAACACGATATATTGTGGTTTAAGAACTGCGAAGAAAATAAAAAATAACTTATAAAGGGGCTTTACAGCCCCTTCACTTTATGCTATAATACTACTGTGAATAATATTATGTGGTAAATAGTAGTATGGACTATTACAAAGTTCTGGGCGTTGAAAAGAACGCTTCTGATAATACAATCAAAGAAGCATATAAAAAGTTGGCTAAACAGCATCACCCTGACTTGGGCGGCGATGAAGAAAAGTTCAAACAAATCAATGAAGCGTATGAAACCCTAAAAAACCCAGAAACACGCAGAGAATACGACACACCTAATCCGTTTGGTGATATGAATGGGAACTCATTTCATTTCCGTTCAGACCATATGGGTATGCAAGATATATTTGCTCAAATGGAAGAACAACTGTTTCGTCAAAACGCTGGTGGATTTAGAACACGCCATAGACACGCAAGAAACCATAATCTAAATATCAACCTTGCCATAGACCTACAAGAACTAGCACAGGGTGACGGAGATATTGAGAAGCATTTAAGTGTGCGTATGAGTAATGGCGATAGAGAACTAGTAAAGATAAACATTCCAGCCCACATAGAAAATGGGCAAACCATCAAGTATTCTGGTCTTGGCGACAATGTAAATAAAGACTTGACAAGAGGCGATTTATTTGTTACAATAAACATCAAGAATAACGAGAGTTTCGTCAAGAAAGGACTTGACCTTCTAACTAATATTACTATAGACAGTATTGATGCTATACTTGGCACCGAAAAAATCATTCAAACATTATCGGGTAAGAATCTAAAACTCAAGATACCAGAGGGAACACAATACGGAGCAATCCTCAAAATGAAAAATGAGGGTCTTCGTTTCAGAAATAACACAGGCGATATTCTAGTTCAGATTATCGTCAAGACACCAACTGACCTATCAACAGAACAGTTAGACTACATCAGAAAGGCAAAATCATGATTGAAGAAAGTCCAGAAATCAATAATATTATTGATAAGGCGCTTGTCAAAGCATCCAAACTAAAACACCAATATGTAACCCTTGAGCATCTTCTTCACGGAGTTCTTCAAGACAAAGATTTCATTGCCGCACTTACTGAACTAGATATAGATATTGATGGACTACGGGAAGAACTTGAAACTTATCTACAAAACCGCGATGACATCCCCAAAGTTACTACAAATAATCCACAAAAGACACACGCCCTTGAACGTGTGTTCAATCGTGCTTATACACAGGTTCTATTCAGCGGTAGAACCAAAATGGATGCTGTTGACCTATATCTAAGTATGCTTGCTGAAACAAACTCACACGCTTGCTATTTCCTTTTGAAATATGTAAACTCCAAAGAAGAAGTTGTGAATGCCCTACAGAAAAAAGTAGGCGGTGGCAAAAAAGGTGCCAGGAAAGGCAAAATGAACGACCGACAAGCAGATGATATCCTTGATGAATACTGTACCAATCTAAATGACCGTGCCACCAAGGGTAAGATTGACCCTGTTATTGGTCGCCAAGAAGAACTTGATGATATTGCTCAAGTCTTGGCTCGACGCACCAAGTCAAATGTTCTAATGGTCGGTGACCCTGGCGTTGGTAAAACTGCTATTGCCGAAGGTCTTGCCCTAAAAATCAATAAAGGTGAAGTTCCAGACTACCTTGAAGGTTGGACTGTATGGAACCTTGATATTGGTTCGCTGGTCGCTGGTTCAAAGTTCCGTGGTGAGTTTGAAGAAAAACTCAAGGAAGTTATTGAGGCTATGGAAGCCAAAGGTAAGGCAATCCTTTTCATTGACGAAGCACATACGATGCGTGGCGCGGGTGCTGGTGGTAGTGCTGGGGGTCCAGACTTCGCCAATATGATTAAACCCGCTCTTTCCCGTGGTGACTTGAAGGTTATTGCTTCAACTACTTGGGAAGAATATTCCAATAGTTTTGAGAAAGACCGTGCGTTGATGCGCCGTTTCTATCGTCTAACTGTGGATGAACCATCCCCCGAAGTTGCGAAAGAAATCTTGAATGGTCTTGCTGGATATTTCAAAAAGTTCCATAGTGCCAAGGCTATCAAACAGGATGCTATTCACGCTGCGGTGGATTATAGTGTCCGTTATCAGACTGATAAGAAACTACCAGATAAGGCACTTGACCTTATTGATAGTGCCTGTGCTAAACAACGCCTACTTGGTCGTAAGAACTTTGTTATCCGCAAAGCAGATATCCTACGAGAACTAAGTCGTATCACTGGTGTTCCTGTATCATCTATGGATGAAAAGGAAAAGAGTGAAAATCTTGCTGATATTGAGCCAAATATCAAAACCAATGTGTTCGGTCAAGATAATGTGGTTGATACCATCTTGGATAAAATCTTTGTCGCCAAGGCTGGTCTAAAAGCACACGATAAACCAATCGGCACCTTTATGTTTATGGGTCCAACGGGTGTTGGTAAGACTGAACTTGCTAAACAGTTGTCCCGTGAACTAACGATGAAACTGCTACGCTTTGATATGAGTGAATACCAAGAGAAGCATACTGTAGCCCGTTTCATTGGTGCCCCTCCTGGCTATGTCGGGCACGATGACGGTAATATCGGTGGTGGTCTGTTGGTCAAGCAGATTGAACAGAACCCACACGCTGTTGTCCTATTTGACGAAGTTGAGAAAGCACACCCTGACGTAATGAATGTCCTTCTACAGTTGATGGATGAAGGGTATGTAACTTCCGCCAACGGCAAACGTGCCGATGCTCGTAACTGTGTTATCATTATGACCAGTAACCTTGGCTCTGCCGAAATGGAGAAAAACTCTATTGGGTTCGGTTCCCTTGAGAAAGAAGGGGAAGATGATAAAGCATATGAAATCTTCTTTGCACCAGAGTTCCGTAACCGTGTAGATGCGGTATGTAAGTTCGGTAAACTGAACAAACTTTCTATGAAGAAGATTGTTGCCAAGTTTATGAACGATGTGAACGATCTACTCCGTGAACGTGGTATGAAAATCCGTACCACAGATGCGTTAGTAGAGTATCTTGTGGATACTGGTTTCGATCCAAAGATGGGCGCTCGTCCATTGGCTCGTACCATTGACCAAGAAATCAAGGTTCCCCTGTCCAAGAAACTACTGTTCGAAAAGGTTGACAAGGGTAGCATTGTTGTGGTAGACTATAAGGATAACGAAGTTGTATTTGAGTTTACCAAACCATTACCAGTGGAAATCAATGAAAAAGAGGTTATTGATGAACAAGGAATCATTACAGTCGATTCATGAGAAAACGGCTGTTATCAATACTGTTAGAAGTTATGGATGTGTTATCACCGAAGCAAAGAAACTATGGTGGCGTAAGTATGCATTCAAACTGAGAATCAGAATAAACGAGGATCATCCCCGTTGGAATAGAAGCAACAGTATAGTGGCAGATATACGCCGTACTGCTGCTGAGTTCGATGATGTGAAAACAAGATATGAGTGGTATTCGTTGTACGCTTACTTTAGGAGTGAAGAGGACTTACAGCGGTTTCTTGGAAAGATGGAAGACTATAATGATAGGCACCAAGTCGTAAGCTCAAAACCAGTGTATATTACTGAACTTGAATATTACCCTGTTCCATTGACCGAAGATTCAGAGCGTAATATTGTTGTGTGTAATAACTTACCTTTCAAAAAGTATCGTTTCAAGGTATTCATTGACCATAGGGAGATTGATGATGTAAAACATTTTGTGGATTACTTCGAAAGCCAGTGTAAAGATGGCAAGGAACCATTTAGGTTTACTGGTGAATGGCAAAACGCCATCAGGCGAGGGCGTTTCTGGTATGGTTCACGACCATATCTTTATGTTGAAGACGAAAAGCAAATGACCATCCTTGGGTTCTATGCAGCCCAATCTGTTAAAAAAATCGATGAATATAGGACAAAAAATGAACTTAACATTAGCGAATAAACTTATTGAACTAAACGTGATTCAAGAAGAAACCAAAGTCACTGCCGTTGTTACATCCCGTGGTATTGGTGGTGACCCTGTGCGAGTTTCTAAGGAACTGATTCTCACTGGGGTAAATACATCTAAGTTCAAAGGCTATAATATGCGTGAACCAAATATCTTCTTCTCGTTTACTCATGAAGATATTACTCATGTTGGTGGAATGAACTTGGATCGTATTTCTAAAGCGTTCAATCTAAATGAAGACGGTACACCACGCAAAGTAGGCAAAAAGCCTGGAAGAAAACCAAAAGTAGAAAAGGTATAATATGAGCAATCAA